CGCACAGCGTGCACTGGCTAACAACTCGGCAGTCTACACGACCAAGCCCTCTGTTGGTCAGTTCATGCGCGAATGGTCTGCTATTTATGAATCACACTCTGGTGAACGAGGTATTTTCAATCGGTATGCTAGTCAAGCTCAGGCGGCTCGTAACGGGCGCCGCGACCCAAATCAGGAATGGGGAACGAATCCCTGTAGTGAAATTATTCTACGCCCTTATCAGTTCTGTAATCTTAGTTCTGTCATTGTGCGGCCTAGCGATACTTTCTCTGATCTTGAGCGTAAAGTGCGTCTTGCAACTATCCTGGGAACTTGGCAGTCAACACTTACGAACTTCCCGTATCTTCGCAAGATTTGGCAAAACAACACCGAAGAGGAACGATTGCTAGGTGTGTCGATGACGGGTATCCTGGATAACTCGTTGCTGAACAACCCTGACGATCCTCGTCTACCTGACCTTTTGGAGAAGTTGAAAACTCATGCTGTTCACACTAATGCTGTTATGGCTGACGCTATCGGTATCAACCGGAGTGTTGCTATCACAGCTATCAAACCTGAGGGTACAGTCTCCCAGCTCACGGGCACTGCTAGTGGTATTCATCCTCAACACGCTAAGTATTATATTCGTCGGGTTCGTTCTGATAACAAAGACCCTCTCACTGACTTCCTGAAGTCTCAGGGGTTCCCAGCAGAGCCTGACTTCTATAAGTCTGACAGCACGACAGTGTTCAGCTTCCCTGTGGCTGTGGCTGACGGTGCTGTGCTGCGTGAGGACTTGGATGCTATCAAGCATCTGCGTCTGTGGTTGCTGTATCAGGAACACTACTGTGAGCACAAGCCTTCTGTGACCATCTCTGTCAAGGAGCAAGAGTGGCCTAAGGTTGGTGCTTGGGTGTGGGACAACTTTGACAAGATCACTGGCGTGTCTTTCTTGCCGATGGACGGAGGAACCTATCGACAGGCACCGTATGAGGAGATCGACAGTGCGGAGTACGAACGCCTAAAGGCCGCAATGCCTGCGGGGATTGACTGGGATGCTTTCATTGAAAGGACTGACAATGTAGAAGGAGCACAGACTTTGGCCTGCACGGCTGGAGCCTGCGAACTACCGTGAACTTCATCCTACAGTTCAGGCTCGGTATCGGCTTCGACATCGAGCACAATGAGATCAATCGGTACTGTATGCTAGACGAGGAAGGCAAAGAAGAAGTTGTTTGCTTTGTCGGTCTAATCATAAAGATACCGTTCATTGAAATCCTGATCGGAGATTTCTTCACGGAATAAAAAAAGCCCCTGCAAGGTTCCATTTAAGGTTCCTTGACAGGGGCTTAATTATTTCAACAGCAGGCTTTCTGCCTGTCTCCTTCTAGTCAATCCTCTGAGCACTCTACCGGCTGCTTTGTCCCACTTGAGACACTCCAGCGCAGCCTCTTCCCAGTTCTTCTCGTTGATCCTCTTCCTGAAGGTACTGATACGAAGGTTACCCAGTCCACAGTTGTAGGCCCATGACAGCACAGCAGCCTGTCGCCTGGGCGGCTCATCCTTCAGACCGGGGCAGAGCTTCATCACACCCACATAGAAGTACTCCATGTGCTCGTCTAAGCCCTTCTCGCACTGCTCCATAGTCCAGATTGTGTCTGGATTAATGTCAGGGCCAGTAGAGCCATAGCCGATAGTCCACGGGTGTCCGCCTGTACCCGGATCAGGATACGCTTTGACTCTACCGTCAGGTAGAACCTTAGCGCATCCTTCAAAGGGCTTGACTAGAACATTCTTACATAGTTCAATTGCGGGATTCACGTTTCTCAATGCTCCTACCGACAAAGAAGAAGGAGAGAATCATCATAAGCATACTAAAATCATCTGCCGTCCAAATTTCATCAATAAGCTGACTTGCAGGAATTCCGCTATTGACTGCGTATGACACAGTAATGATTTTTACAGCCGTATACAGTCCAAACATCAGCCAAGTGATTCCAGGTCGCACCAACGCTGAAATACTGGCAACCCACTTGTATGCTTTACTGTCTGCCTCTGCTTGTTGCTTAAAAGCCTCACCAATGGCGTCTATCTGATGAATGCTATGGTCTACATAACGCTCTTCCATGCGGTACTCACCCCGCATCTTCTCTAGGTCAGTCTGAAGAGAGAACATCTTCAGTTCGTGGCTTCGTTCGTCTTTGCGGTCAAGCCACTTCAGTACCTCCGGGGCCAGCCGGAACAGGCCACCGAAGATACTACCTAGAAGACCGCCTCCTAGCATTTCAAACATTACTGCTCTCCTAACGCTTGGGCCATGCTCGGTACAAGGAATGCACTGGTAAAGGCTTGACGAGTACGCTCATCCATGCCAGAAACCATGCTCTTGACAAACTCAGTCATCTTGCTAGGTGGGATGTTCTTAGTCATAAACTCCGCCATAGCAGGAGGATCAAGCATAAGCTGTGACATCTTCCGATTAAACTCACCTTTGTTTCCACGCTGAAGCGCATCCAGTGCATTGTTCATCACCGTAAACGTAGCAGACAGAAACTGAGGCAACCGTGCTCCTTCCTGAACTTCAGGGGCTGCTCCGGCACCCTTAGCACGTTCTTCTGCACGGGCCTTACGAAGAAGATCAGCACGAACAGAATTAATAGTTGACATTTCGGTAGGAGTCATCAACTGATTAAGACGCTCATAGCGAGGGATATCAGTACCGGCACGCTTGATGGTTCTAGTGGCGTTATTCACAGCATCAGCAAAAACACCCGCTGCTTCAGCGTCGAGTTTCGTCTTCAAACTATCTGCCAGTTCTTGTCCCACACGCATACGGTCAACCTTACGGCTGTAGTTAGCGTAGGTATTCAAGTACTTGCTCCACAAACCATCAGAAGACCTATCAAAAGCGGAATCAATAAACTTCTTGATATTTCCAGCAACCGCAGCTTCTTGCTTCTCTAATCCGCCTTGTAACGGTGCCTTGCCAACCTTATTCAAAGCTGCAATAATGTCTCGATTCAATTCTTTACGAATGTTCTCGTACATATCACGACTGCTTACGATGCCGTTTTCGTCTGCTTTGGAACGAATCTTATCAGAAGTTTCCCGCAGAATCTGTTTTACAACATCGTTATTAGAGCCACGAGCAGCAGAGTCCATTTGGTCAATCAAGTCCTGTGCCCGTAACGGATAAAAACCGTTTTGCTCAAGACTATCTTTCTGAAGCATTTTCATTTTTGCTTCTGCTCGTTTCTGTGCCGCTACATCCTTATAGGCATCGGTTCCTTGACGGGCTTCAGCAGCAATGTCTCCAGCAGTCAAAAACCCAGGTCGTCCTTGAGCAGCCACAGCAGCTTGCTGTCGTGCAGCCATTCCAATCATCCCGGAAGTCTGCTCTGCTGCTGCAATACTACTAAACTTGTCAGAAATATCTTTCTCAAGTTTACCAATAATGTCGCCAGCAACATCCGTCTGCCTCAGGGCATCTTCACGCATCCTGGCAGTCTCACGATCACGACGAGCTAATATAGCCTTGCGTTGCTCAGGAGTACCTGCGATATTGGTAATTGCACGCTCACGGGCTGCTTGTTGTTCAGCCTCGCGCTTTGCAAAGGCTGACTGAGGCCCACCGAACTGTGACTTTACCTTTTGCTGCAATGCCATAAGTTCGGCAGCAGAAGGAATATCAGAAATAGCTTCAGCAGCAGTCGGACGAGAGCCAGTTACAATTTCCTTAGAGTCTTGGAGAGCCTTAATGACAGCATCACGCTCAGGGCCAGCAAGACTGTTTAAATACTCCTGTACGGCACGATCACGCCCTGCTCCAGTAAGGCCACGAGAAACTTTTGCCAGCTTCTCTACGCCCTTAACACCGACTTCAAAGCCTGTGCCAAGAATACCACCAACAGCAGCCTGGAGTGCTTTGTTGGTAGCAAACTCTCCTCCGGTCATGTCACCGGCACCCTCAACACCCTGGATCAAGCCCTGCTGTGCGCCGATAGCGGCAGCACTTGTTACGGGCCTTCCAGAGACACCAAGGGCCAGTTTGTTGAACGGAGATAAGACAGCACCAGTAAAACCAGCAACATCTAGCCCATCTGGCTTAGTTGCTTGTGCTACAACATCAATAGCCCTGTTAACAGCCTGTGACTGACCACCAGTGGCTAATTGAGCAAGACCAAGAGCAGGATCAACAACAGCACCACGGATAAGACGGGCAGGCATGCTCTTGAGCAGTTCCTCGGTGATAATTTGACTATCAGGCCGATTCCATCTATTAGACGGTGCTTCTTGCTGAGTCTTTGGAGCCTGTGCAGGTGCCGTCTGTGCAGCCAAGGCTTCTAAGTCTTCGGTTGTAAGTTCTCGGTCAGAGTTAAAAACAACACCGTTGATGGTATACTTTGGCATATTAACCCTCTACTGTAACAACTGCTCCTGAAGGCAGTGTGATGGTTCTCTTTCCTCCGGCAGCAGGCTGTCGAGGAGTAGGAGCAGGAGTGCCTGGAATTGCCTTAGAAGTTCCGAAACTTTCGTTGAAATCTTCGATAGTCAACTCGGCAGATTTACGGGTACGTTCAATAACAGAACGCAGTTCGGTCAAAGCACTTTTAACAGTCTTATTATCGTTCTTGGCTAAAGCATCAACAACCTGATCACGCGCACGTTGTGCGTCACCTTCAGTCTGTGTGCCCTTAGCCTGCAACAACAAGGCATTAGCAGCACCTAAAACAAAGCGGTTAAAGTCTTGCTTGTTTACATCAGTATCACGAGCGACACCAGCAGCCACACGACCAGATGAAGCCAGATTACTAAGTAAACTGAAAGACAGATCACCGTCTTCAATCATCTTAGAATACTTATCAATTTGGTCAATCGTGCCCTGCGTTTGAATAACAGTGTCACGGGCTACTGCAAGACGGTTACGATCTGTAGCCGTCGGGAGTGGTAGTTTTGTCTTTTCGCTACTTTGACGCATACTGGCAAGCTCACGACGAAGATCAACATCTCTTTGCCGCATACGCTCTTCAAACGCCATCCGTTCACGCTTCAGCTCAGCATCTGCGTCTAATTTTGCTTTTGCTGTTTGAGAAGTTTCAATACTCTTGATGATCATGTCCGGATTACCGAACCTGCGTGCAACACGCAAGAAATCTTCATTAGTTGCTGTTTCAGGTAAGGCAGCTAATTGATTGCGTAGTTCCTCATCTTGTGCAACTTTACGCTCAGAAGCAACAGTCCTAGCACGAATCTCTTCCTCGCCAGCCACAGCCTTGGCCTGCTCTGCACGAGTCTTGCCAAGGATAGCCTGCTGTTGCATCATCTTCTGCGCCTCCATAGCAGCCTGCTGTGCGGCCTGCGGATTGATCTGTCGCAGAGCATTAGCATACTGCATCATGCCTTCAGCAGTCGTGGTGTCAAACTGCTGTGCCAACTGACGCAACTGCGAAGCCTGCTCAAGCATCGGATCACGGGAACCAAGAGCACGGGAGGCTTGAGTAAGCCCACCGTAGATGCCAGCAGCAATCCGGGACTGCGGATTCATGTTAGCAAACTGCATGGCGCGTTGACGATCAACTTCAGCCTGAGCCTGTTCAGGACTAAGCCCAGCATTGAGAAGACCAAGGTAAGGATTACCCATCATTCCATCAGCCATTATTAGCCTCCAAACAGTTTACCGATTAACTGAGCAACCGGATCAGACAAAGCACCAACAACAGCCGTGTTACGGTTTGCTGTCAGTTGATTAGCGGTATTCAGGCCTTGCTGTAACATCTGTGCAGCAGCGGTGTTGCCTGCTCCTAACTGAGCACCGGTGCTTAACGGCTGCATACCAACCTGTTCAACGCCTGCGGCCTGTTGGAAGCCAGTACTGAACGGAGCCAAAGCAGCTTCCTGAGCACCGTAGCCACCACGCTGAAGGTTCAGAGCACCGCCAAGCAAGCCTTGACCGAAGGCGACCTGTTGTTGTCCTGCCTGTTGCGCCTGAGTAGCCAACTGAGCATTACGCTGCTGCTGTGCGTTGTAGAAGGCTTCCATAGCCGGATTAGCAGCCCGCAGACCAGGAGCACCCATCGGAGTAGCGCCAGTGGCACCCATCGCAAGACCACCAGTACCGCGACGGAACTGTTGCGTCTGCAACTGTGCCAGAGCACGCTCATCCAGGGGAGCCAACAGCTCTTGTTGCTGTGCAAGATACTGCTGCGCCGCAGCCTGCGGAGTCTGTGCAACGTACTGCTGCCCTAAGCCAAACAAGCCTTGAGCAGCTTGGTTGATCTGCTGTTGCATGGCTTGCTGCTGTTGTGCCTGTTGCAGTGCTCCGCCGGAGATACCCAGAAGAGCCTCACGCATAGCAGCCACATCAGGGGCCACTTGATAGCCAGCACCTATCAGACGACCATCAGGGCCATACTGGAAGCCACTACGACCAAAGCGGGTGGTAACGCCTACGGGGCGGAACTGTGCCTGCTGCGCTGCTTGTTGAGCAGCCTGTTGTGCCCCACTAGCAGCCTGATTTGAAGCATAGATGTTGCCTGCGGTACTGATAAGACCACTTAAAAGGCCAGTATAATCAATAGCCATTAGTAGGTACCTCCATCAATGGTACCAGAGAATGTACCAGACAATGTTAGATTAGCCATCACAGTTGTTCCAGTATGAGTTCCATTGTTAGCATCAGGCTTCGACAGGATTGCAGAAGC